CTATGGACGAATAGATGTTTTGGTAATGCTGGACAAACCGGTTACGAAAACTTTTCGTCTGAACTCATTGTTACGGAGATCGCGCAGTAATGGCATACCTTGGCACTTCAAACAATAACGTAGTTGAGCTGAGAGTCGCTCGGTATCGTTACACTGCGACAGAAGGTCAGACGGTATTCTCTGGTGCTGACGCAAACGGCTCTTCTCTGTTTGGCATTGACAGCGATACTCACATCTATCTAAACGGTGCAAAGTTATCCGTAGATGGCGACTATACGATTGCAAACAGCAACTCGATCACACTGACTACGAGTGCTTACTTAAACGACATCATTGAGATCGTTGAGGTCCAACGTGTTACGGTAGCAGATGCAAGTGGCGCGGTGAAGAGATCTGGTGATACGTTGAATGGTAACTTGATTGGTCCTACATTCAGACCTAACAGGCTCACGCAAGCAACAAGTGGTGACGCAATCATGCGTTCAGAGTCTCCGTGGTTAGGCACTAACTCAATCATTCGAACAAATGTGGCGACAATATCTGAAAATATTACAATTGACTCTGCTACCAATGGTATGAGCGCTGGGCCTATACTCATTGACTCTGGTTATACGGTCACTGTTAATGGTGAATGGAGTATCGTATGAGTCGTTTAGTCGTAGATCAGTTACAGGGTAGAACGAGTGCTAGTAACACTATCACAATACCCACGGGGCATAAAATTAATGCAGTTGATGCTGGAGCTATATTTGCGCCAGGTAGCATAATTCAAATGCAAAATACAATTTTGACTACCGAATTATCTCAGTCAATGACTGTTAATGTTCAATTAGATATTGATGGATTGGCTGTAGATATTACTCCAAAATTTTCTAATAGTAAAATATATTTAACTGCTAGATGGTTTGGTGAATATGGTAATAATGGCCCTTGGAACTCAATGTGGAATTTAAAAAGAAATGGAACATTAATAGGACCGAGTGCGGCTAATAACTATGGTATCCATGCGCCAGCATTGACATATCAATATGATAATTATGGTAGTACGCCTGAAACAATGTACATGGATTGGGTTGATAGCCCAGGAACTACATCAACTATTACATATCAAGTATGTGTAATAACCACAAGTACTACTCAAACATTTTATACAAATAGATGCGTTAGCGCTAGTAGTGAAATAGGTTCTTCTTCTATTACAGTTTTCGAGATCGCGCAATGAGTAAATTAAGAGTACAAGAGATTGCTCACTCGAACGGTACTACTGCAATGACAGTCGATGCCAGTGGTAACGTGTCACGTAGTGTCATCCCTGCTTGGTTTTATAATCCATCGGGCACTCAAACTTTTACAAATACAACTACAATGGCTCCAATTACAGTTTGGGCCGTTGATAACGGATTAGGAGATTTAAGACCTAGAACTTTTCAACAAGGTGGCATAACGCTCACAGACAGCACTTATGTTACAGTACCTGTAACAGGGTTATATTATATTGAATTTACAGCAAGAATAAGTTCTCTTACAGATGGTGTATATGCTCGAACTGCAATTTCAATTAACAATGAAACCGAGCAAAATACTCTAGTTAGACATGGTGGTGGTGAACTTGAAGATATCTACAGCGGGTACTTATCTCTGAGCGCTTCAGGTATATACAACTTGACTGCAAATGACAATATCAGATGTCTTCTATCAAATGAAAGTGATACTTCTTGGTCTGGGGTGACAGTTAATGACTGTCATTTCTCTGGGTACTTCATAGGATAAGACGATGACGACACGAGTAAAATCAGGCGGTATCTCGGATGAAGCAGTCACTAGCGCAAAGATTGCTGATAATAGCATTGCAATTAGTGATATCAGTGGCGGATCTAATTTATTGCAGGGTCGCAATCGCATCATCAATGGGGCAATGGAGATAGCACAACGCGGGACTTCTGCGGTGACTGCTACAGGGTCTTATCCTGTTGATAGATTCCCTGTTTTTTATAGTATGGACGGCGCGGTATCCGTACAACAAGATTCTTCTGCGCCTGCTGGTTTTATCAATTCAACCAAATTTACAACGACTACTGCGGATACTTCGTTATCGGCAAGTCAGTATGTTTTATTTCAGCAAAAGATTGAAGGCACGAACATTGCTGATTTAGCGTGGGGAACTGCGTCTGCCAAGACTGTTACTCTGTCGTTTTGGGTGCGTTCTAGTTTGACAGGAACATTTAGTGGGTCACTTGTAAACAGCGGCTTTAATAGAAGCTATCCATTTACCTATTCAATTTCTGCGGCAGATACTTGGGAACAAAAATCAATCACAATTTCGGGTGATACTACTGGCACATGGTTGACCACCAATGGCGTTGGTATACGCATTTCATGGTCACTAGGTGTTGGCTCTAACTTTCAGGGAACCGCAAACACTTGGGCTGGTTCTGAATACTATGGCACATCAAGTGAAACCCCTGTCATCGGCACTCTCAACGCCACTTGGTACATCACAGGCGTACAACTAGAAGCAGGCAGCGTAGCGACCAGTTTTGAACGCAGGCAGTATGGTCAGGAGTTGGTGTTGTGTCAACGGTATTATGAAATTTTTCAAGGTCAAATTGATACTGCGTTTAATCCTAGTTTGACTTCATCTAACTATGCCACATGGTTTATGAAAGTTGAAAAACGAGTAACGCCAACCGTAACTCAAACAGGACTTGGAATTACAGCTACTAATGGTGTAAACAAAACAGCCGTTCAATGGTATTCCCCTGTAAGTACTTATTTACGTGTTAGTAGTGCAACAGCCTCATCGGAGTTGTAAATGTATAAACTTGCAAAAAACGCAGATGGTCAAGATAACGGATTACAACGTTTATCCGATAACGCCTTCATCCCTTTTGACGAAGCCAACACAGACTACCAAGAGTATTTAAAGTGGTTGGCTGAGGGCAACACGCCCGAACCGGCTGACGAGGTGTAAGCATGGCGGCTGGGGATACTGATGCGCGGCTGACAAGCCACGAGCAAATCTGCTCCGAGCGTTACCTGCGGCTTGAGGGGCGCATGGCCACCGTGGAGACGCGGTTGGATGGCGTGGATGCCAGGCTCAAAAAAATTGAGTCTGTGATTGTCCGCTCGGTAGGCGCGCTGCTGGTCGGCATGGGTGGGCTGATTGCCACGATCGTCATGAAGGTTGGGTAATGATTGACCCGGTGACCGCGTTTGCTGTCGCCACGACTGCATTTAATACGATTAAGAAGGCGGTCGAAGTTGGCCGCGAGGTCGAGGATGTCGCATCCTATATCGGCAAATTCTTTGGCGCAAAGGCTGACATTGCCAAGGCAGAAGAGAAAGCCAAGAACCCGCCGATATTCAAGAAGCTGTTGTCCGCCGGGTCGGTGGAAGAAGAGGCGCTACAAATTGTGGTGCAGCGGCAGAAGCTGTGGCAGATGGAGCGAGAGCTGCGCAGCATGATCATTCTGCGGTATGGCCAGGAAACCTACCTTGAGATGATGCGCCAGCGGGAAAAGATCGCAATGGAGCGCAAGCGGGTCGAGTTACTACAGAAGCACAAGCGGCAGGAGTTTTTTCTTGCGGTGTTTTACACAGGACTTATTGCCGCGCTGCTGGCCGCTTTGGCTTGGCTGGTGATGCTCGGCTTTGAGATGATGGCAAAAGCGTGACGGGGGTTTTATGCTGCAAACGTTGATTGGCCCCGTGACGGGCTTGTTGGACAAGTTTATTGAGGACAAAGACCAAAAGGCCAAGCTGGCGCATGAGATCGCCACGATGAGCGAGAAGCACGCGCAGGAGCTGGCCAAGGGTCAGCTCGAGGTCAACAAGGTCGAGGCAGGTCACCGCTCCAGGTTCGTCGCCGGATGGCGACCGTTCATTGGCTGGATCTGCGGTGCTGCTTTGGCGTGGCACTTTGTCGCGGCGCCGCTGCTTACGTTTGTGTTTGCCTACCTGGGCGCCGACCTGCCGCAGCTGCCGAGCTTTGACATGGATGCCCTGATGACTGTGTTGTTGGGGATGCTTGGCCTGGGTGGGCTGCGCACGTTTGAGAAGGCCAAAGGGTTATCCAAGTGACTGCGACCGTTTACGCCCTGATGGTGTTCCTGGTGGCTGGGCAGAATATGCGCCTTATCCATATCCAGGAAATGCCTAGCTTGCAGGACTGCATGACCAGGGCGATGGCCATTAATGACGAGCGCGGCAGCCCGTACAACGGCGCCTGCTATCCTACAAACCGAGGTGCTACATGAGAGAGAACTTTCGCGACTGTCTGACCATGCTGCTCAAGCACGAGGGCGGGTTCGTAAACCATCCTAAAGACCCGGGTGGTATGACCAACCTGGGGGTGACCAAGGCGGTCTATGAGGACTGGCTTGACCGCGTCGTCAGCGAGCAAGAGATGCGCGACCTGAGCAGCGAGGACGTAGGGCCGCTGTACAAGGCGCGGTACTGGGACAGGGCCAGGTGCGACGACCTGCCCATGGGCGTGGACTGGGTGGTATTTGACTGGGCCGTCAACTCAGGCGTGAGCCGAGCGGCCAAGGCGCTGCAGCTTTTTGTCGGGGTGGAGTCTGATGGGGCGATTGGCCCTGTGACGATTCAGGCCGTCAAAATGTACCAGCCTGCTGAGATAATTGAGGCCATGGGGAAGATGCGACAGGACTTCTACGAGGGACTGAGCACCTTTGATACGTTTGGGCGCGGATGGACTCGACGCAACGAGGAGACCACCGCAAAGGCACTGGAGATGGCGGCATGAAGACCAAGAAAAAACCTGTCTGGGAAAAGAGCCGACCCAAGTCGTTGGGCAAGCCTGAGAAGTTGAGCGCCGGGCAAAAGCGCAGCGCCAAGGCCATGGCCAAGAAGGCTGGGCGCACCTACCCCAACATGGTTGACAACATCCGGGCCGCAAAGAAATGATCAAGCGCGGCAGCGAATCATTCAGCGGCTACAACAAGCCCAAGCGAACGCCGTCGCACCCCAAGAAAAGCCACGCAGTGCTGGCCAAATCAGGGGAGCAGGTCAAGCTGATTAGATTCGGGCAGCAGGGCGTCAAGGGTTCGCCGGATGGTTCTGCGCGCAACAAGTCGTTTAAGGCCCGCCACGCCAAGAACATCGCCAAGGGCAAGATGAGCGCGGCGTACTGGGCAGATAAGGTGAAGTGGTAATGGCTCTGATACCTCTGCAAGTACCCCCAGGCGTCTACCGCAACGGCACCAACTACCAGTCGGCTGGCCGGTGGTTTGACGCCAACCTGGTGCGCTGGTACGAGAACACGCTGCGCCCCATTGGCGGCTGGCGTAAGCGCTCAGACAGCGCGGTGACTGGCGCCGCGCGCAGCATCCTGACTTGGCGCGACAACGGCGGTGACCGACTCATTGGCATTGGCACGCACAGCGGGCTGTACGCGATGAACGAGGGCGGCACACTCAAGGACATCACTCCGGCTGGCTTTACAACCGGGATTGTGGATGCTGTGGTCAAGACCGGCTACGGTTATGGCGTCTATGGTAGCTCTGCATATGGCGTAGCGCGGCCAGACCTTACCGGCGTTATTCCTGCCACGACGTGGAGCCTCGACACTTGGGGCGAGTACCTAGTCGGATGCAGCAGCAGCGACGGCAAGCTGTACGAGTGGCAGCTGGATTTTGCTACCCCTACGGCGGCTGCTGCGATTACCAACGCGCCGACAAATTGCAATGCGTTGCTGTCCACCAGCGAGCGATTCATTTTTGCACTGGGCGCTGGCGGCAACCCACGCAAGGTGCAGTGGTGCGACCAGGAGGACAACACCGACTGGACGCCTGGCACCACCAACCAGGCGGGTGACTTTGAGCTGACGACGCCGGGCAACCTGCTGGCTGGCAAGCGCGTGCGCGGTCTGCACCTGCTGTGGACTGACGTGGATTGCCACACGGCGACCTACGTGGGCCAGCCGTTTGTTTACGGCTTTGAGAAGATTGGCAGCGGCTGCGGTCTGATCTCAGCCCAGTCGGTGGCGGTGGTCTCAGACGCCCTGGCCATCTGGATGAGCCGCAACGGCTTTTGGATGTACGACGGCTACGTCAAGCCCCTACCGAGCGACGTGGGTGACTACGTTTACAGCAACCTGAACTTTTCGCAGATGAGCAAGGTGTACGCGGTACATAACGGCTCATTCGGCGAGGTCTGGTGGTTCTACCCCAGCAGTGACAGCAACGAGGTTGACAGCTACGTCACGTTCAACTACCGCGAGAACCACTGGAACATCGGCTCGCTTGCGCGCACCGCTGGCACCGACCGTGGCGTTTTCCGGCAACCGCTGATGATCTCAACCGACGGCTACGTTTACGAGCACGAGGTCGGGTTCGACTACGACTCGGCGACTGTGTTTGCCGAGAGCGGCGCGTTCCAAATCGGAACCGGAGATCAGATCATGAACGTGCGGGAGTTGATTCCCGACGAGCTGACGCAGGGCGACGTGACGGTCAAGTTCAAGACCCGCTACTACCCCAACGGGGACGAGTCCACGTTTGGCGCGTACAGCATGGCCAACCCGACCTCGGTCAGATTCTCTGGCCGTCAGGTGGCGATGCGGGTCGAGATGGCGACCAACGACGACTGGCGCCTTGGCACCATGCGCATTGACGCCGTGGCAGGGGGTCGCCGGTGAAGCTGCCCACGGCTGCCCGCCAGTACGACCTGCAAGATCAGGCGCAGATGCGCAACCTGCTTGAGCGGGCCGACGTGCAGAACATGAAGCGCGGGCAGGACATCGAGGTGTCGTCTGCCCGCTTGATCCTGACCAGCCCCAACGGGACGCGGTACTCGGTTACAGTTGACAACTCAGGCAACTTATCGACTACCGCGCTATGACAGATGTATTT